AGTTTTCTAACTGTTCGGGCGTAGCATCTTGTAACTTCTTTTTCTCTAATTCGCAATAGTGAATTATCTTGTCGAGATCTTCAACTCCGTTTTTGTGCATGTACCTGCAAACGTATTTTATAACACAGCCCTGAAAGAACGAGAGATTATTTTTTGAAATAAACTCGTACGGCTGAATGTCAAAGTACATGTAATGGGATCCACCTATCTGCTTGTTCTGTGGTTTGTCCTCATCAAACATATTTACATCTGTCATATTTTATATCCTTTGTAATTATCTTTTGGTCTGACAACATGTAAATGATTCTTCGCTCTAGTTGCACCAACATAGAACAATCTATTTTCATCGTCAGGATTTTTTTCGTAGTTGACTTGTGTGTTTCTTGATAGATCTGTCAGGAGAACTACGTTATCCTGCTCACCACCTTTAACTCCGTGTATCGTAGACAACGATATCCTTGGAGCTGAATTTAATTTCTCACCGTTTTCTCTCATCCTTCTAATGTATCTTATACTCCTACTAGGGGCATTGTCAAAAGCCTCGTACCAAACTTTGTCTGTCTTCAACCATGTCCGCTCTCTCAATCCAGCCATGTCATAGTTTGCATCTTTGTTCATGTACTTCAAAGCTTGTTTCTCAAAATGGTTTTGTGACATGTAAGATGCTATTCTTTCTAATTGATCAAAATTAATACTCACACCTTTACGCACATTTTCCCAATCCGTCACAGCTTTGTACAAGTCTTGTTCCTTGTTTGTTTTATATTTGTTTTCATAATACAACCCCTGTGAGTATAACTGTTCTTCTAATTCGTTTAACATAAATCTGGTTCTAGCTAGAACTAGCCAATTACCTTGTTTCATGTTAATTTGTTTAAATTCATCGTAATATGAAAGTAATCCTCTTTGTATTTTTGGTCTCCACTCTTTTGGTAGTCTGTTTTGTATCCTATTTACTATGCGTGATGCCACATCATGAACTACCTGCGGTATTCGGTATGACTGTGTCAACTGCATTATCTTACCCGTCTGTGTTATAAAACTATCTACGTCTGCACCAGCCCATCTAAATATGGCTTGGTCATCATCTCCTGCAATAAATGTATCTTGTGTTTTGTCCCATATAGATTTTGCCATAGCCCATTGTGATCTAGATAAGTCTTGTGCTTCGTCTATAAAAACTACATCAAATCTTGGTGATCTATCTGATTTAACAAACTCTGTAATCATGTCTGTAAAATCAATTAAGTTATAATCTTTCTTGTATTGTTCTAAATCATGTGCAAACTGTTTTAGTGTTTTAATATCTACTAATTGTGTATGTTCTTGTTTATTAAATTGTTCTTCTGGTGTGATGCCACGTAGTTTAGCTAATTGTATAATACGTAATATATCACTTTTAGTTGTAAATAATCCTGTGTGTTCGTTATCATACTCGTGATAATCTACAATCAAATTTGCTTTCTTACCTAGATCTTCGTAGTGTCTACGTTGCATAACTTCATCTTTACGTATGCCAAGTCTTCTAAATGCTAGTGAGTGTAGTGTTCTAAAGTATGGTAAATCTTTCTCACTAAAATTAAATTTAGACATAGCCCTGTCTCTTGCCTCGTATGCAGCTTTCTGTGTAAAAGAAAAATAACCAATCTTATCAGGATCGGTTTGTTTTAAATATTTATCTACTTCGTTTAATAAAGTGGTAGTTTTTCCTGTGCCTGGTGGTCCTAATACGATTGTTTTCATAATAAATGTGTCATTAAAATAGTGGCTATACAGATTACTGTAATGACTGATATATCACTTTTAAATGATGGTCTTCTCCTCAAAATGCATCCTCCTTTTTAAATACTCTATCTTTCGGTTTAAATCCTTCTTTATCAAACTCTGGTAATCTAATTACACTTATCTTTTTCTTTGGTAGTGACACTCTATAGTCTGTATCATAACCACAGTGTTCTCTCAACACATACAAAGTAAACTGAGGTTTTTCTGCCCACTTGTGTCTTGCTAAAAACTGATAAAAGAAATTACTAAATACAAAGTGATGATGTCCTTTGTTATTCCAAACGTTACCTGCTTCTAAATCTTCTCTTGTTGCACCTGATGTTGCTCTACCTAAACAATAGTTTTCTACGTGTTGTTTAAGTTGCTCAATCATACTAGATCCAGCAGGAGCTTCTACTTCCTCTTTGTTTGTCATCAAAAGATTTATCATTTCATCAAAGTCTTTTGGTTTTATTTTTGGTGGCTTTGTATAGATCTGATTCATACATGCTCGTATAAATAGTCTTTGTTCTTGTAATTCTTCTGCTTTTAATTCTATTCTTTCACCATCTACGTTGAGTCTGTATATTGGTGGCTCTGTCTTTACAACTTGTAGATCTTTTAAAGGTGGAAACAAAGCTTGTGTTCCAATACCAAACTTCCTAGTTTTACATAATTGTTTATCACAGTGATTACACATAGGCTCCTCTGTGCATTTAAAACCATAGTCTTTATTATCCTTTCTAAATTTTGTTATCTCGTCGTGTCTGTACGGATTTACAAAGTGTTTGTAATTAAACTCATCTAATTTATCTGCCCATGACTCTGGCCATTTCTTTTTAGCATACACTCTAAACTGAAACATAACTCTATCTCTACCATCATCTAGTTTCTCTCTTGTTAAAGACTCAAGACAAGGTGGCCCATCATCATATTCAGAGGATGGTCTTTTAATAATTAAGTTTTGTAATTGCTCTGGAGTTATCTCTACGATGTTTTGTAAAAAATCTGAAAGTGTAACAGCTTCTCCTAAAGAATTGAAGCAATATCTTACAGTATTTTTATGATTAAAGTATGGTAAATTAAGAAAATTTCCTGTATCATCTTTGGATTTTAATTCGATCTGTTTTGGAAAAACTTCAGCACCACCATAACCTAACACAGCACTAATAGATATTAATCTATCTCTCATTAGTTTTGCAGGTACAAAATCTTTTGTAAATAAAAATACATGTGCACCGCCTGACTTAGAATTAAACACCATCAGTGGTAGGTCCATGGATTTTATTTTGTTAATTAATTTCTTGTGATTAAATTCTGCATACACATCTATATCTATGCATCCCCATTTACATTCGTTGTTTTCATTGATTGGTATAATACCAAGGCTAGGTTCAATACCATTTAAATGGTCTTCCCAATGTTTGTCTGTTACAATTTCTGTTTTAACGAACGACTTACCTTTAACTTTAAGTCCATCGGCACCCTTCTTATCAACATAGGTGCAACCATGCGCTCGCTCTAATCCTGTAAATATCTGTCTAAATCTTTCCATAGTAATTTTGCGAGGCCGGATCCAGTCTCCCATCACCGGCCTCTAGGTCCTTCCAATGGAAGTCTTTAGTACGGTGAATCGGATTTGGATTCTTGTTCGCCGTGTTTTACATTAACCTCACCCTTTGAAACGTTTGCTCCAAAGTCTTTGGCTATTTTGTAAATACCTGCGTCTTCGATAGGTCCAACCCTAGACACATCCCAGCCAAACCATGTGCCTTTGTCATTCGACTGTTGCACAGTTTTTAACTTATAAATATGGCTATATGTTGGCGGTGTGAACATACCGTTCTTACCTTGCATTTTTAAACCCATCATCATTGAGTTCCATTTTCTACTCACTTTTAATTGAGTAGCTTTCATAGATATCAATGCTGTTGTTGGATTGTTGCCAAGTATAACTACGAAGTGACTTGCTGTGTTTTCAAGATAATTACCGTTTGATAATCTATCTTTATTAAACTTATCTCTTGTAGTTGACGGTAGATCATCCCCAGCTTCGTATATCTTAACTGGAGCACCTTGACTCTCACCTCTATCTTGCCATTCGATGTACTGTCTTTTGTAGTGCACCGGAACGACATCTATCCCCTTAACGCCATCATAAATCTCGTTTGT